ACATTTCAGCAACAACAATTAACGATTTACGCAGAGCATTTAGATTGCAAGAATGGTTAGAGAAAAACGCTCGTGGCGGTACACGCTATATCGAGAATATTCTTATGCATTTCGGAGTAAAAAGTAGCGACAAAAGGTTACAGCGCCCCGAATATATTACAGGAGTAAAAACACCGGTAGTTATATCAGAAGTATTAAACACAACAGGTAACGAAGGACAATTACCACAGGGCAACATGGCCGGACACGCAGTAGCAGTAACAACAGGAAAATATGGTACATATTTCTGTGAAGAGCATGGATACATTATCGGAATCATGTCTGTTATGCCAAAAACTGCTTATCAGCAAGGAATTCCAAAAACATATCTTAAAAACGACCCGCTTGATTTCTTTTGGCCTTCATTTGCACATATTGGAGAGCAACCCGTTACACAAAACGAGCTTTACGCATACACAAACAACGCAGCAAACACGTTCGGATATGTACCCCGCTATGCAGAATATAAATTCTGCGCAAACCGAGTAGCAGGAGATGTCAGAACAACCCTAGATTATTGGCACTTAGGCCGGATATTCAATGTAGACCCTACCCTATCTCAATCATTTATCGAGTGCGCCCCAGAAGACGTAGACCGCATATTTGCGGTACTAGATGAGCCAGAGGGAACAGACAATTTGTATTGTCAAGTATTGCACAAGATTAGAGCGGTAAGACCTATGCCTAAGTTCGGAACGCCAATGTTCTAATATGAGTACTAGATGTCAAACACCATTCCATAAAAAAATGGAATTAATAAAAGGTGTAGAAACTGGTTATATGCCCTTTCCATGTGGGAAATGCCCCGCATGTGTAAGACGCAGAGTATCTGGATGGGCATTTAGACTAAACAAACAAAGTGAGCAGAGTAATTCTGCTCACTTCGTTACTCTTACTTACAATGATGAACACATCAAGAAAACTAAAAACGGCTTTGAAACACTTGTTAAAAAGGATGTACAAGATTTTTTCAAAAGGCTTAGAAAACTAACAAAGCAAAAGATTAGCTATTACGCAGTAGGAGAATACGGAGATACAGGAGAAAGACCACATTATCATATAATCTTATTCAACGCAAACCCTAAAATAGTAGAAAATGCTTGGAAGCTCAATGATATTACTCTTGGTAACGTGCATTTTGGTGATGTTGGTGATGCCAGTGTTGGCTATACTCTTAAGTATATTAGTAAAGAAAAGAAAATACCCCAATTTAATGGGGATGACAGACAAAAAGAGTTCGCACTCATGTCTAAGGGATTGGGTGCAGGATATCTCACCGAAAACATGGTCAAGTGGCACACAAAAGGAAATCTAGAAAATAAAGTCTATTTACCACTTAAAGACGGCAAGAAAGCAGCCATGCCCAGGTACTACAAGGACAAGTTATACGACAAAGGACAAAAGTTCAGAATAGGTGTATTTATGCGTGCAGAATCGCAAAAACAGGTAGATGAATTACAAGAAAAGTATGGCGATTTGTACTATTATAAACAAGCAGAAGAAACCGCAAACGATTTTAGAAGAATGGCCAAAAAATCAAAAGAAAGGCAAAAACCATTTAAAAAACAAGCATTAAAAGCAAAATTATGAGTTACAAAGCAACAAGTACTTTAAAGAAAAAGTACAAAGGACAAGGAAATTTCGGGGAAAGTAAAACCGTACCCGACCAGTCAATGACCCTTCGCGAATTACTTATTCGCTATGCAAAAGGATTGCCACTAGAAGGACAAAAAACCCCTATCTGGGAAGGAGAAGAAGGATTCGATGTAGATCCACAAAAATTAGATTTAGCAGAAATTGAAGAATTACGCGAAAAAGCAGAACAAGAATTAAAAGATATTAACAACCGCGTAAAACAGGAAGTGGAAAAGAAACGAGCAAAGAAACGTACTACAATTACAGACTTACAAGATGAAAATCAAACAGAAAACTAAACAACGTTTATTTTTTGGCGAAACTTGTTTCGCTGAAAAATTAACGGAACGCAAGCGAAGCGCGCAGCAAATAAGCACTAATCAACCCTTGATATATTAGTGCTTATTGACACTAAAGTCACAAAAAGCAAAAAAAGACGAAAAAAGGACGCAGAGGTACGATAAGGACTGCTTAAGGACTAAAAGCTAAAAGTGAATTTAGAAAAATAAATAAAAACACTTAAAAAAAAACAAAGTTATGCCAGGACCATTAGTAGCGCCATTAATTATGGCAGGAAGTACCTTACTAGGACAAGGAATAAATGCAGCTTCACAAAGCGGCATGAACAAAAAAACAAGGCAATGGAATGAAAGAATGTATGGAATGCAAAGGCAACACGCGTTGCAAGATTGGCAAATGCAAAACGCATACAATAGTCCAGAACAACAAATGGCAAGGTTAAAAGCAGCCGGACTAAACCCCCACTTAATATATGGAGGAGGACCCGGAAACGTAAGTCAACCCGTGAGAAGCACAGACACAAAAAGTTGGAATCCTTCAGCACCACAATTTGATTTAGGAGCAGCAGCAAAATCAGCATTATTTACAGGAGTAGATTTAGAATTAAAAAACATTCAAAGGGATAGAATACAGGAATTAACACAAGTAGCAAGGCAACAGGCATTAAATCAAGCTAGCCAAACCGCTAAAAACGTACAGGAAACAGCAAAAAGTAAGTTTCAATTACAACAAGCAGAATCATTACAAGGCTATGTAGCAGAGGCAGCCAAGCTAGGAGTTAAACAACAAGAAGCTAATATTCAGTCAACTCTGACAAACACACAAAGAACTACCCAGCAAATTGTAACAGAGGCACTTATGCAACAGCCTAATTTAAAACTAGCATTAGCAGAAATAGACCAAAGAAGGGCAAATATTGCTAAAACAGAAGAAGAACGATACAATATAAGACAAGATACCAGGAACAAGGAAAGAACTGGAATATTACAGCAAATAGAAATAGACCTTAGAGAAAAAGGAATCAATCCAAATGACCCTGTGTATATGAGAGTATTAGGACAAGCAATAGATAAACCATTTGAAGAATTAAAAAATTGGTGGAATAAAATTTGGAAATAACCTAATATGATAAACCAAAACAATTAAAAACAAAACCCCCTACCCGATAGGGTAGGGGATATCCACATATATGTGGAAAAAAAATTATATAAAAAGTAGAATTATATCATGTATTTAACTGATATTGAAGATAATATAAATTATAGGAAAAATTGCTAATAATTACTAAGAAACACTAAACAAACAATAATTATAAACCCTTAAAAACAAACACAATGCGCAGAAGGCTCTATTCTAAGCGAAACCGCAAAAGACGCGGAAAAACTAAAAGGCTTCGCAAATACTACGTATCACGTGGCGGTATTAGATTATAAACCTATATAAACAAAACCAACCAAAATGGCAAACAAAAACCTATTTAACTCGGTTGAAGTAAGTAAACCGAAGAAAAATGTGTTCGATTTAACACATGATGTAAAAATGTCAACTAAAATGGGACAACTTACACCCACTTGTGTGATTGAGTGTGTCCCCGGAGACATGTTCAACATTGGATGCGATAGTTTAATCAGATTCGCACCATTACTCGCCCCAGTTATGCATAGGATGGACGTAAGTATGCATTACTTTTTCGTACCAAACAGGATAACATGGGAAAATTGGGAAAAATTTATAGTAGACGCAAACACAACTCACACTCTACCCTATTTAGAGTATTTACCTAGTGCAACGGCAGCAGAAAAAAAGTTTCTAGATTATTTGGGAGTACCCCCAAACAATAGCAGCCCAGCAGTAACGCAAAACATTAACGCATTACCACTTGCAGCTTATCAAGCAATTTATAACGAGTATTATAGAGACCAAAATTTAGTACCCGAAGTAGATTATCAATTAACAGACGGAAATAATATAACAACAGCAGCAGATTTATTACAAATGCGTCTCAGAGCATGGGAACATGATTATTTTACAAGTGCATTACCTTTTGCACAAAAAGGCGCAGCAGTAGATATCCCAATTGGAAGTATCGAAAACGATGTAGCAGTTAGAGTAAGTAATAATATTAATGCAAGGACTGCATATTCTGGTCCATATCAAATTCCAGGTGCTCCAGTTTGGGATAATTTTAATGCTAAAGAAGATACCGGAAGTTCTCCTGTTGATCCAGGATTCTTATTTGTAGATGGCGATGAATTTGATATATCAGCAACAACAATTAATGACTTACGTAGAGCATTTAGATTGCAAGAATGGTTAGAGAAAAATGCACGTGGTGGTACACGATATATTGAGAATATTCTTATGCATTTCGGAGTAAAAAGTAGCGATAAAAGGTTACAGCGCCCCGAATATATTACAGGAATAAAAACACCAGTAGTAATATCAGAAGTACTTAATACAACAGGAAACGAAGGACAACTACCACAGGGCAATATGGCTGGACACGCAGTAGCAGTAACAACAGGTAAATATGGTACATATTTCTGTGAAGAACATGGATACATTATCGGAATCATGTCCGTTATGCCAAAAACTGCTTATCAGCAAGGAATTCCAAAAACATATCTTAAAAACGACCCGCTTGATTTCTTCTGGCCTTCATTTGCACATATTGGAGAGCAACCCGTTACAAATAACGAGCTATATGCTTACACCAATAACGCAGCAAACACATTTGGATATGTACCCCGCTATGCAGAATATAAATTCTGCCCCAACCGAGTAGCAGGAGATTTCAGGACAACCTTAGATTATTGGCACTTAGGCCGGATATTCAATGTAGACCCTACCCTATCTCAATCATTCATTGAGTGCGCCCCAGAGGATGTAGACCGCATATTTGCGG